CTCTCGTTCATAGTTATGGACATACCACTTTCTTGTCTATCCGAAAGTGTTCTAATCCATCCCATAAATCCTCCGTAATAAATACGGAAAACTATGAAATAGATAAGAGGGCATCCACTAAAACCACGGGTTGCTCCATCTAGAACTTTCTGCTTGGGGCGCAGTTCAGATTTAATATTATCTGTAAAGACCCACAATCTGCGTTTTCCATTAATTAAATCATTAATTAGCTGGGTCACTTCTCCTTCTATATATTTATAATACGGATTTGACTTATCTCGGGGAACATCTAAACCAAATAAGCCTTGTTTCAATTTCGAGTTTGTCCATTTGATTGGATAACCAGGGCTTGATTGAGACTTAATGGATTCAATATTCAGCTCTTGAGAGCCCCAAATGGCCTCTTCAATAGTTAGAAGACGCTTTGGACACTCAATCAGAGAAGAAGTGAGAAACGCTAAATAATTATCAGCAGCGGAATCTAAATTAGATTTATCGACAGTGACACCAGTTATACAGAACTTTGATATAGCTTTTTCAAGCGGATCAATTCCGTTACGAGGGTGCATCATAGCAGGAAAATAAGTTGGTTTTTGTAAAAGTATAGCATTGGATAATGCGGATGGGATTAAATCATTGGATCCATAGGGATTATGTTTGTATTTTGATCTACCAAGAACTTTAAACCTGTCCCTAATAAATAAGGGACCTCCTTGATTCTCAATATCTAATTCTGAGATATCTTCAGTCGGTAATACTTCAAAGATAGCTATTGATTTCAATAACTCTTCTTGGGATATAAGTGTGGCAAAAGCGTTATCTGATTTAGAATTTGCTGATCCAGCAAAATGGAAACCCATAATGCGCTGATTACCGCCTTTTGTTTCCCTGTAAAATATGGGAACACCACAGTCACCTTTAGTAGTATTAGCTACATACTGAATAGCTTTAGTCACATGAATATCATCCATAGGGACTGTTTGCCTAAAAGTTTGTGAGTTAATAATAATTTTAGCATCTGCGTGAGGAGTTTTAGGGAATTGCATCGATGTATGGAATACTCTAGGAAGATTGGCAATAGAATTATCAGTTAGAAACTGATTTACAATATCCCTAACAGGTATTGTGTCCATCTTAATTAGGGTGGTATCAGCATCTTGCAAATATTCATCATTTGCATTCTCCAGGAGATCTTTCCAATCTATCTGACCAATATGAATATCTCCATTCGTTATGGTAAGAGCTATCGACTCCTCATTGGATTCAGATAAAAGATTATCTAGAGCAGAAATATAATGCGTAGGTGCTAAAATATAATCCGTTCTTAAACCAATTACTGATCCTAGGAAAATCCTCCTTCCATTTATAGAAGCATGTGCAGTGAAAACATTCCTTGCTGTTATACTCTTCATAATATCCGAGCCTTGGGCATCTGCATTTTGAAAGGAAGCTGAATGCTTAGCTCGAGCTTTTGCTAATGAAGACATCTTATTCTTTTTAGTCGCCCTCGTAAAAGTGTAATCCATCTCTGGTGTAACCCTATCAGGTGGGCTAGGAATATCCATTTCCTGATCTAAATCATCATTTACTATCTCAGCCTGAGGTCCATACAATTTCCAAAGGAAAGTGGAACCAGCTATAAACGTAGCTAATGCTAGAATTTGATATTTGATAGAGGATAGGTATTCTAAAATAGGAGAAATTCTACGTAATGAACGTTTTCTAATTTTATTAAATTCTTCAGAAATTTGTTGTTTCAAAGAAATTTCTCTTGGAGGTAAATAAAAGGGAACACATATATCTTGATAGCATGTAAAATATTCATTAAATGAATCCAAGGCTGTATAAGCTGAATCAATTACATTATAATAAAATTCAGGATGCTTAATTGCTAAGCAAAAATGAGCCCACTTTAGAGGCATAACACATAATGATTTCCATGGAGTATTAATAAGAAAATTATCAGCTCCTAGGCACTCATAACAACTTTGATTGTTAATAAACACTTCCCAAGCTTCTTCAAAATTCAGACGTAATTTGTCCTGATCATCCGGGTGATTATGTTTGAGATAATGAGTAATCGTATCATTAATCATAAATTCCGGGAAATCATGGTTAGATAAGACTGGTACAGTTATCGGATCTTCATACCTCTCATGAAATCTAGATTCCAGAGGATTAGAATTAAAAATCGATTTAATAAAAGCTGATTGGGGCTCAATATTTTCCATAGTGATGTCTGAAGTATAAG